TGCATGATGAATACACATTCTGGTACAATCGTCGCAATTCCTTCAACGTATACATCTTTTGCAGCTCTAGTCATGTCTAAGCTAAGTCCCGTAAAATCAATGCGCGCTACATTTCTTATCAAGTACAAGGGATCTGCTACAAGAATATGTTCACCTTCTCCCGCTGTTTTAGTATATCCATAATAGTTTTTACCTGCTTGTAAAGTGAATGGATCAGACAAACCACTACTCATTGGTAAATAGTTTTCTGCGAATCCGGCAGCTGGCATCGTATATACAGGAGATACAAAGTTGTCAATTGTTGTACCAGCCAGTGAGATTTCAGGCATATTAGCAAATGCGATAGCACGTAATTGCGCACCTTCTGTCAGTCCGGCAAATTGAACCTCATCATTATCCGCAGCAGCATCCTCATTGGCAATATCAGAGGTTGAAGCGACAAGCGCTCCAGTTTCAGCATCATAAAGAGCAACTGTTAAGTTTGTAATTTTAGCTTCATTTTCAGTCTGTGTCCCCTCCGCTGCAGCTTTAGTCAAACTTCTAGCCACATTTTTCACAGAAATAGTCAGTGTTGCGTTATTTTCCCCTGTTTGCGGTTGATCCGGTCCTACGATAGGATCATCCTCGTTTGAACACGCCGCGAACACGCAAGCGATCATTGTCCCGAATAATAAATTTCTAAGTTCTATTGGGGAATGGTTATAGGGGGGTATTCTTTAGTTGATTAGGCTTTTGTTGTGTGAAGGGAAGTAACAACTCAGTAGTATTAATTACCCTCAACGTTACTTCTTTAATCGAGGTTTTTATTACATTTGCCGTATGATCTCCCGTCAGGGCGAGACTCCGTTGGAAAAAACAATTTATGTATTGAAGAATATGAAATCTATTTGATATGTCCCCATTTAAAGAAAAAGAGGCATACTTCCGACGCATGCTCGACGTAGCGAATGTGAATGCCTTATCCCCCAAGGAGCGTGCGACGTACGATGAGAATCTGAAGATCTACCGTGACTGGAAGGCCACGATGGAGTACGCCGTGGAGGAGGTGGAAACAAAAGGTAAAGCAGAAGGTGAGCGTTTGGCTACCCTACGCAATGCTCGTAACATGAAGAAAGCCGGTGCCGATCTTTCATTAATCGCCGAATGCACGGGGCTTTCGTTGGAAATAATACAAAGTCTCTGATCTGATAAGCCAGTTGCGGACTGAAACTATAGCGGATGACACGGATCTTGGGGAGAAGTATCTTTCTTGATCCGTGCCATACGAATCTGAAGTAATATCCGTCTCATGCGTCTAACACGCCATTAAACCGGTCTATTGCCTGTCTTTTACTAGCATCGATGATTTTTGCGTATACTTGTGTGGAGATGATGTTCTTGTGTCCTAGTAATTTACATACTGTATACAAGTCAATGCCAAGAGCTAGTGAAAGAGTGGCGAAAGTATGGCGGGCAACATGGAATATACAAGGCGAAGCAAGTAAAAGCGAATAGGTAAAGATTAAACGTAAGTCGTTTGAAATGAGCGATGTTTCAGTATTCTGCCAAGTGGAGAAAATGCAAACGACAACAGAATATTGAGGTTGTTCAGTTACCAAACCGTTAGCCGGGCAGTTACCGAAACGGGAATAGGTAACGGGTAGCAGTGAAAAGAAATCCTCACCGTTTTATTTGCACTCATACACAGTGTTTTGCGTATCAAGGAACGCTTATATGGCAAGTAACTTTGCACTAAAAAATATAAGCGTATGAAAGTAGAAAAATTCAAGGTGCTGCTCTACCTCAAAAAGAGCGGACTGGACAAGTCGGGCAAAGCCCCAATAATGGGACGCATCACCGTGAACCGGACGATGGCGCAGTTCAGCTGCAAGCTCTCCTGCACTCCCGGGCTGTGGAATCCCCGTGAAAGCCGTCTGAACGGCAAGAGCAAGGAAGCGGTTGAAATCAATGCCAAGATTGAAAAGTTATTGTTAGCGGTAAACAATGCTTTTGACAACCTTGTGAACCGTAAGGTTGATTTTGACGCCACCGATGTGAAAGACCTCTTTCAAGGCAGCATGGAAACGCAAATGACCCTCATGAAAATGACGGATGTTGTCTGTGACGACCTCAAAGCCCGTATCGGCATAGACAGGGCAAAAGGAACTTACCCCAGTTATCACTATATGCGTCTGACACTTGCTGAGTTCATTGAATATCAGTACAAGGTCAGGGATTTGGCATTCGGACAATTGACAGAACAGTTCATCCACGACTATCAGGCTTTCGCTACGAAAGAAAAAGGGTATGCGATTGACACCGTCCGCCACCATCTTGCCATCCTGAAGAAAATATGTCACCTTGCCTACAAGAAGGGGTATTCCGAAAAATGCCATTTCCAACATTTCGCCCTGCCCCGGCAATCGGAAAGGACACCGCGAGCACTGAGCCGCGAATCGTTCGAGAAAATCCGAGACGTGGAAATACCTGCTTACAGAAAATCCCATATGCTGGCACGTGACCTTTTTCTGTTCGCCTGCTATACGGGCGTGTCATACGCCGATGTGGTTTCCATCACGGACGAGAACCTGTACACGGATGACAGCGGGGCATTGTGGCTGAAATACCGCCGGAAAAAGAACGAACACCGTGCGAGTGTGAAGCTCCTTCCCGAAGCGTTGGCATTGCTTGAAAAATACAAGGACGAGACAAGGGAAACCTTGTTCCCTTTACTTCGTTGGTCAAATCTCAGACGACATATGAAAGCGTTGGCGGCACTGGCAGGCATCAAGGACGACTTGTGCTACCATCAGGCGAGGCACAGCTTCGCCTCGCTTATTACGCTTGAAGCAGGTGTGCCTATTGAGACCATCAGCAGGATGCTGGGACACTCTGACATTGCCACGACACAGGTCTATGCCCGTGTCAGCCCGAAGAAACTTTTCGAGGATATGGACAAGTTCATAGAAGCCACCAAAGATTTTCAATTAGTTCTTTAACCATTTAATACAGAAAACGATATGCGAAGCACATTTTCACTTTTGCCCTACATTAACCGCAACAAGGTAAAGGCTGACGGTACGACTGCCATACTTTGTCGTATAACCATTGACGGAAAGCAGACCGCCATAAGCACAGGTATCTATTGCCGACCGGAATACTGGAACAGCAAGAAGAATGAGATAAAAACTATACGGGAGAACAACCGCTTACGGGAATACCTGCGTCTGACGGAAGAAGCCTACAATGAGATACTGAAATCGCAAGGCGTGGTCAGTGCCGAGATGCTGAAAAACCACATATCCTTGAACAACATTCATCCGACTACCTTATTGCAAATGGGAGAATGGGAACGTGGGCGATTGAAGAAACATTCCGAGGAAATAAACTCCACATTTTCCTATCGGGCTTCAATGTACTATCAAAAGTACCTGACGGACTTTATAGTGTCAATCGGGAAAAAGGATATACCTCTTGAAGAAGTGACGGAGGACTTCGGTAAGTCCTACAAATTCCACTTGAAGAAATGCAAGAACTTCGGTGTTTCCCAAACCAACCATTGCCTGCGTTGGTTGAACCGCCTGTTGTACCTTGCAGTCGATAAGGAGATTCTCCGTGTAAATCCCTGCGAGGACATGGAATATGAAGCCAAGCCGGAAGCAAGGCACAGGTATATCAGTCGTGAGGAGTTCAAGAAGATACTTTCCACACCGATGTATGACAAGCGTATGGAATTGGCAAGACGGGCTTTCACCTTCTCGACCCTGACCGGACTGGCGTATGCGGACATACAATTGCTGCATCCCCACCATATCGGGACAAATGCGGAGGGCAGACGCTACATCCGCATCAACCGCAAGAAAACAAAGGTGGAAGCGTTCATACCCTTACATCCCATAGCGGAGCGTATATTGTCGTTGTATAATACGACCGATGACGAGAAGCCCGTGTTTCCTCTTCCTAACCGTGATGCCCTGTGGTTTGAGGTTCACGAGTTGGGAATAACCATAGGGAAAGAGGAAAACTTGACCTATCACCAAAGTCGACACAGCTTCGGCACTTTTCTGATTTCAGCGGATATACCGATTGAGAGTATCGCCAAGATGATGGGACATTCCAATATCCGCACAACTCAAGGATATGCACGGATAACCGATGATAAAATCTCCAAGGATATGGACAAGCTGATGGAACGCAGGAAAAAACAATCGGCTGACGAAAAAAGAACAGACAACTAAAAAAACGAAGCATTATGGATAGAGGAATAATAACAATCAGTGAAATGGGTGCAGTCACTATGCCGACCGCACCTGTATGGATGACGCAATTTGAGATTGCCGACTTATTCGGAGTGTTCTCATGTGATGTTCGCAAGGCGATTCATTCCATATACAAAAACAAGGAGCTGAACGAAGTTGAAACGAGGAAGTATATCAAACAACCGGACAGCATCAGTTATGATGTTTATAACCTTGAAATGATTATAGCCGTTGCATTCAGGATATGCAGTAAAGAAAGTGTATCGCTCAGACGGTTTGTAATCAATGGAATCAGAACCACCAAGAGAGAAACACCGTTTACGCCGTTCGTTTCCTGTAACAGAGGTAACAACCTATGGTATAGTTGAAATCCATTCCGCCAGTCACTCGTTATCGATGTCGGATGCAAAGGTAGCGTATGGCTTTGACGGCAGAGGCAAGGTCAGGCGGCAAAGCCGTTTCGGGCTGAATCTTCCTCAAACGAGTTTGAGCGTATTCAGCCCGAAAATCTTGCCACTGCCTACCATACGCTTGAAAGGCATCCAGCAACGGAAACTATTGATTGAAAACTCAAAAGATGGAAGAATGCTTGGGAACAAGACTTTATGACGTAGTTTGCAGAATTTCACGAGCAAATATTGCAGTTTGCGAGCATATAAATCACTGTCTCATAATATATTCTCGAATAAAGTTTGTATATTTGCAGATAAAATCAATTCAATATGGCAAAGGACGAAAACAAAAACTGTTTTGTACTCATGCCTATTGCTGATTGTGATGGATATGAGAAAGGACATTTTGCTCATGTTTATGACGATATTATAAAACCTGCAATAGACAAAACAGAGTATACTGCAATAAGAGCTGATGAAGT